TCTATTCAATCTATTTGTGACCGAACTGGACTATGCGCCGCTCACCATTACTGGAGAAAAGCGGAGGGTCGGTGCGGCTGTTATTGATAGCGTCCAGTCTACCGAACCCGTTGAGCTGCGTATCACCACGATGGATGACCAATATGGGAGCATTAAAAAGTGGTACGAAAATCATCATGCGAGAGTTGCTGCCGAGGATGGAACGGTAGGAGTTCCAGCGGATTATGCAATTACTATCAACATAATTCATTCGTTTATCGACAAAAATCAGGTAGTCGTATCGCATGACAAAGATGGGCGCGAGGTTATCGGGGCTGGAGTAGGGGCTTATAAAAGCATCGGCCTATACCGCCCAGCTAACCTAGAAGTAAGCCTATCCCGCCGCGAGGATGGATTGCAAGAAATCCAGATGACGTTTTCGCAACTCGACACCTTTATGAAGCCTTAAAAATGGCACTCAAACACGACGCACAAGGATTTTTAACCGGCGATCCTATCGACATAGGCCGCGCTGTTTCGGTGCTGGGCGATATTCGCAGCGATGTTCGCGCGATACGTCGAGCCATTACTAATCCCTCCGTAAAGGCTATGCAGGAGGTTGCGCAGAAAAATACTGCATCAGCACTCCCTACTCAAAGCTCGACACCTGTCGGAAGGATGGGCGCTGAAAAATCAGCATCTAACCAGGCGATAAGAGTTGGAGTAGATCGACATAAAGTGACCGCCGCCAGTCCTGCGGCTCGCGACGGAAGCGGAAGATTTGTAAAAAAATCCGGTGTAGAAAGCTCTGATCAAAAAGAGCCAACAGAAGGCGCGCTGAAAGGGTTCGCCAGCAGGGTGGTCGGCGCAATAAACGGCGCTGGAGATGGAATGTCCGAGGTTGATCCATCTGTAAAGGCTATGCAGGAGGTCGCGCAGCCGATGGCGCGAGGCTATGCGCTACTCTCGGGCGGATCTGCCGAGAAGCGTAAAGATGGCCTGCTGCGCAGAATTTATTCCTCACTGACCGGACTACGCACTGATCAGGCGACATTCAATAAATCAGCAAAAAAGAGCCTAAAGGGGATTGAGGATAAGGACGAAGGAAAGGGCGGGGGAGGCGGTCTTTGGGGAATGTTGGGCGGACTTTTCGGCGGCCTGCTGTCCATGCTTGGGCGCATCCCTGTTATCGGGCCGCTGCTGATTGGTCTGGCCGGTGCCATAAAAAATCTGCTTGCAAAAGTCCCGGTTATTGGCGCTCCGTTCAGAAAATCCCCCACGACTACCGGCGGAATATCGGGCGGCGATGTCGCGAAGGCCGGAAGCAAGGCAGGTACGGCAGAGGGGGCGGTAGCCAAGGGGGCAGAGAGGGGAGGCATTCTAAAATCTCTCGGGAAGTTCGGTAAAAAAATACCGCTCATTGGAACGCTGCTTGCCCTTGGGTTTGGTGCAAGCGAGTCGCTGGATATTGAAACGGATAAGTCCACCTCGCGCGACGATAAAAATGCCAAAGAGGGAAAGAACTGGGGCGGAATTGGTGGTGGTCTTGGTGGGATGGCGGGCGGTGCGGCCATCGGAACGGTAATCTTCCCCGGTGTCGGTACGATCATCGGCGGTATCGTTGGGGCGGTAGTAGGCGACTGGCTGGGCGGTAACGCAGGTGAAATTATCGGAAAGAATTTTTCCTCCATAACCAACTCCATGACCAATAGCTGGCGCGAGATTTCGGCGGTTGCGCTGGGTACGTGGGATTGGATAAGTAGTGGCTGGGACGTTTTGGCAGGCGAAGCAAAGTCCGTCTGGGATTCGGTCGGTGCTGGATTCGACACGGTATTGGGTGAGATCAGTAGTAGCTGGAAGTGGGTAACCGACAAGTTCGACGGGATCGTCAAGTTCATTGGTGGCGTATTCGGGGGGATCAGCGGATTCCTGAAAGACAAATTCGGCATAGATATTCAGGCCAGCCTGGATAGCATCACCGGCTTCATGGCGGATGGATGGAAGCGCTTCACCGATGGCGGCGGGGAGATGTGGAAGGGGTTGACCGATAAGTTCGGCAATACAGCCAAGGCCACGGAGGAATTTTTCAAGGGGATGGTGCCGAAGGGGTTGGTGGACAACATCACCAACCGCAGGGCGCTGGCTACAGGGGCGAACTACGGGCAGGGGAACATCAAAGGACTGGATGATGCTCATACTCGCGCGCTAGTGGCGGCGACCACGGCGCAGGAAAGCGGCGGAGGCGAGCTGGATACAGTGAACAAAGACACTGGCGCTATTGGAAAGTACCAGGCGATGCCTAGCTGGCTGGCAAATGCGAACCTGCTTAAAGGAGGTGGCGACGCAGTAAAGGCTGCGGCAGCGGCGGACGGGGAAGATACAAGCAAGGCTGGCTGGGAAGCGCGGTGGGGCAAGTCTGGCAAGTCGCGAAAGTTCCTTGAAAACTCCGACAACTGGATTCAGGGTGCAAGCCTTGAGAAGTACCTATCCAGCTCCGACATGCAGGACAACGCATTCAAGATCAATAGCGATAAAAACTACGCCGCCCTTGTAAAAAACGGTTCGATAGTCGAGTCCGGGGCGAATAAAACTAGCCAAGATAAAATCACCGCCATATTGAGCGCCGCAAATCTTGGTGGTGTTGGTGGGGCGACAGAGTACGCACACGGAAAGGTCGGCGCAAAGGACGCAAACGGAACATCTACCAGTCAGTATGGAAACAAAACACTGTCGATGGTAGATGGGCTGGTAAGCAAATATGCGGGAGCAGAGGCCAGCGTAACTCCGGTCAATGTAGCCGCTCAGTCAGTGCCAAGCGTATCTGTTAACGCATCGACTGTTGCTGTTAAATCAGTTGCTGCCCCATTGCCGCCAAAGATGCCCGCCCCGCAAACTGCGAGCGCATCCGTCGAAGTGTCTGAATTACAGTCCGGCAGAGAGGGCGGCAGAACTATTTCAGTGACGATGCCAGCTCAGGATATTGGGCAGGATATTAGAGATCGTCGCATTGCGCACATTGCCACTGGAGGCATGAGCGGATACTCCTGATGCGATTCATCCTTCCGTATGCTGTTTGCGTACAGCATACGTTTTAAACTCGCCCTAATTTCGGAAAACCGCCGAAATTTTCCGCCGCACCCTAGCCACAATGCGGCATGAATACCATCACCGGAAAAGACATTCAAGAAATGGTCTCCCATTGGGCTGGAACGCCAGTGAATGGCTATCTTGGCTCCGACTACGGTCAGGACGCAAAATCTATTTTGCAGCGCCCTCAATCAGATGCCGGTTCGGCAGAAGGATTTATTCAAAAAATGCGCACCGATGTTCCGGTGCTTAAATCTCTACCGGATGGAGCAACAAACCTATACGGAGTACAGGCTGCTCCAGACAAGCTTGATCTTGTGATCGAGGTTGCAGGTCAAGCTATTCAGGTTCCGGGGTTATGAAATGCTGACCAAGGCAGATTTTCAGCAGGCAATTCGAGACACCATCTCCAGTTATCCGGCGATAGCTCCGCTATTTCAAGCGGGAGATCCCAGAATTATTCAGCCTCTTGATGCAATGGCCGTGATGCTTGCCATGTACTCAGCCCAGCTTGAAGTGGCCCAATCTGAACCATTTGAAAAGGTGCGCGAGGGGACAATTCTTGCGGATGCGGCGATGCGAGGAATTATTCGTAAGGCAACGCCAATGAGGGCGCTAATAAACGCGACTAATAAAGGAGTGCCCGCTTTTTTAGTGGAGTCTGGCAGAACAATTATTGACTCATCCGGCCTTCCATATCGAATCGCAACATCGACATCAGTTCCCGCTGGGAATTCCGCCACTTTTGAAGCTGTTCAGCTACGCACCGTGTCAATAACTCATACCGTTTCCGGTAGTGAGCCGTTTTATGCCATAGAGATTCCAGCGGCAGATGATGGGTCGTTTCTATGCGGAATAGCAGTAAGCGATGTAGATGGTGAATTTGTTCATCGCGACAGGTACGTTAATACCTTTGCGGGTGATCGCGTTTTTCATGTTGAGGCGGATGACCGGCAGCGTGTTTATGTGCGATTCGGCCTTGACGGCGTTGTCGGTATTCAGCCAAAAGATGGGCATCAGATAACCATATCGGTATCGTACACGGCTGGCGATATAACCGTTGCCGCCGGAAGTCCTTTTTCGTTTGAATATATCGGGTCTCCACTTGAGTCATCAGTCGATTTAACGATGTCTGCATCACTGATTGCCGGGCAGCTTCCGCCGGAAGTTTCTGTTTTGCGTGATCTATCAAAATACCCATCTGTTTACGACAGCAACGCAGTTTTTCTGGGCGAGTTCGATTTTCTGGTGCGCCGGAATTTTACGACGCTGCAATTCCTATCGGTATGGAACGAATCAGCCGAAGAGCAAGCGCGCGGCGCGAACATTGAAAACATCAATACTCTGTTTGTTGCCTGCTTATCCAAAGACGGATCGGAGTCGGTATTGACTGAGGCAAACCCGGCAACGCCAATTCCGCCGGCCATCATTTTAGAGGCCGCGCTAACCGCAACTCAGATTGAAATTCGGCGCTCAATACTTGCTGCTGACGATAGTTACAAGGTGAGATTCATAACCCCGGTGCGATCAAAAATTGGGATCGCTATTTCCGCGACAGTATCTTCCGCATACATTAAATCTGAGATTGAGGCGGCGATAAAAGAGGCCGTCATTGCCGAATATGGAGAGTCAACTCCGGCATCAAAGCGAGGACATAACAGGCCGTTATATCAAGGCGTGTACTCTTTGCTGAAAAAGAAAATCCCTGCGCTTTCTGTCGGCAATGCAGATCTGAGAGTGGATATTATTGAGCCCGTTTCCTTATTGAGTCGCCCAGAGATGTGGCGATATGTAGCTATGGATAGCCTATCAGTAGTCGTCAATACGGTGAACGTTACGCAGTCATCGTCATGGGGTGGGTAGTTTAATGGATTTTTCAAACGCCCAACTCCCTCAACTTCTTCCGCTTGAAGGTAGCTTCTCACGAAATGAAATTGAGGCGGACTTAAAACGCCTATTCATTGATCTTTTTCGCGCAAAACTTGCTGACGGAACTTTCGATGCGAATGTTATTGGCGCTGCGCACCTTGGGTCTTTTGATCTGGTTAGAAAGGCAATCAACGCGGATGGTTTAACCCTGCTTCAGGGCGATCTTGAATATCCGGCAACGCGATATTTATACCGGGCGTGGAAATCCGGAAATGCTCAAGGGCGTGGGTTTCATTTTTTGCGAACCTACCTTCAAATGTCGTTTCTGGGGATCGGTGAAGTTCGGCAGTTGTGGCAGTCTAAAAATTCAGCCTATCCAAATGAGCTTTACGAAAGCGAAGTTCCGAATTCATTCCTAACTAGTCGCGTAATGATAACCATCAACGGGATGCCTGACGCAGATTCAAACAGCAGGGTAGTGAAATCGGTTAATCAGATTATTCCTGCAAGGTTTATTCCAAAAATTCGATACGTTTCTACAAGCTCGGTAGGGAAAATTGGTATCGCATCGGTGGCAACGATGCTGCAAACTTTCAAATCATCTGGAACGTTAAATTAACCTGGTAAGTTTTGATGAACGTCATAAACATGAAGCTTACTACCGCAGGTCAGGCGGCGGTTTTAAATTCAAAAAATACGGGAGTTTCTCTCGACCTTTCCCATATTCAATTCGGGTCTGGAAATAAAACGCCTGACGGGAGTGAGATAGCTCTAATTGCCCCGCATCAGTATTCTCAAATTTCATCTGGTTTAAAAATATCGCCAACACAAATAAGAATGGCGGCGATTTTTAACGGATCGTCTTCGTATGATGTTTGTGAAATTGGAGTTTGGTCAGGAGTTCCAGGTGTGGTTGGATCAGTTCTTTTTGCTTACTGCTCAAATTTAACGGGGCGCATTGCCTCAATGTCGGTCGGTGTAGATTTTATATTTTCCCACGACATGGCTGTCGATGCCGCAGTCGGAACTACGCTGAATATAGTTGTTGATCCATCAGGAACGGCGGCGGCCTTGTTAATAATGGCCTCGCATGAAGTAGCTTATGACCCTCATCATCAGTATTCGATGAGGCCGCCAGTTACATCAACAATTGTTACCGGCGCAGATTTTGGCGATCTCACAAAGCCAAATTTGCTCGGCAATGAGAAAAATTCATTTGGAACTGTGATTGACTTGGCCGTTGATCGCGATTTAGGTGATTTTGATTTAGGAGCAATTTAATAGGGGGTATTGGAAATGCCGGCACCAATAGTATTGAAATTTCGTCGCGGAACAACGGCACAGCATGTCGTATTCACCGGAGCAGACTCCGAGGTTACCGTTGACTCTACCAAGAAGACATTAGTTGTACATGACGGAGTAACTCCGGGAGGGACTCCGCTGGCAACAGAGGCTCAAACTTTAACCGGATCGCAAGATTCTGTCGTTAAGTACAGAGCGTCATCTATATCTGGCTGTGCGGCCTTAATCGAAATTTAACAGGAGGATTTATGCAAAAAATACCGAAAATACTGCAAACGCGCAGCGACTTCGATTTGGCTTTAGCTTTGGCACGATCCGGCGCTGAGTCAAAATCTGTGACATGCAACCACTTCGCCGGGCTAATCGAGTCCGCTCATCATTACGCATTTGATCGCGTGTTGCTGGCCGCTGAGCTAGCGGATGGTGCCATGCCAACTTTCTGTGTCACCGATGCCTCTGAGCATGATCCGGTTCGCCGTCAGCTTAAGCAGGTCATTGATCCTGATGCGCGCTTGTTTGCACTGGGATTCACCTTGCCTGAAGTTCAGGCGATCATCACTGAATTAGGAGCAAAATAATGGCTACCGGAGACATCACAGTAGTTCCAGCGCAGGCGGCCGGATTTTCCAGCTTTCAAGGATCAATTTCAAAGAGTGTTGATGGCGAATTCTTAGAAATTCCTGCCGGTATGCTCAATATTGGCGGCAACGGTAAGGGCTATTTATTGGCACCAGTTTTAGATTGGAACCCTTATCTGGTGGCCAATAACGACGCCTCTTTTTCCGTTATCACGCTGGGCGATGATATTTATGTCTACGCCTGCCAGCAAGCCACGGGCTATGCCAAATTGGTTGCATCCAAAAATGCGACTGCACCGACCGGCTATTCAACCAGCAACAGCCGTAAGATCGGCGGGTTCCACGTCGGACGTATTCGCCCAATAGCGCAGCGTTTTGTTGTTGCGTATTTGCCGCTTCCGGGCATTGTGCCAAACAGCGTGTGGGACTTGGGGCATCGCCCTAAGTGTTCACCGGAAGGCATGGCGGAGTTTCAGCCGGGTTGCTGGGGTAGCATCTACCAGCTTTCGACTGTTTCTGGCGCATGGCCTAGCGTGATCTTCGGTAGCCGCTTCAACGTTCAGCCGGCACGCTCATTGATATACAACCAACTTGACCTGCATCGTGGTGTACACGCAGCGGGTATGCGCGAGCCGACTTTTGAAGAATGGCTGATGATGGCGGATGGCGCGCCTCAAGGGGTTGATGCTACGAACGATACTGCATGGACTATGACCACAAACACAGGGCCGTGCAATACCGGGGCTGTGCAAAAATCCGTGTCTTGCGCCAACTTTGTCGATTGTGTCGGAAACCTATGGGAAAACATCTCCGGTCAATTCGACATCGGTAACTCTACCAACGCTTATGCGTGGGATGCGACGGTGGTGAATACCGGGCAGGACGCAGCGATTCCACGCGGCCAGGTGTTTCACGCTGCTTGGCGCTACGCCATCGCGGGTGGCAATTGGAATGACGGCGTGCACGCAGGCGCTCGCAGTCTCGCTACGCATGCCGGTGCTTGGACTGCCAGTGGCAATGTCGGCGTGCGCGGTGTCAGTGATTCCCTATGAACCTAGGGCTTGATTTACCCGGCCACGGCAGTGGCAGGGCTGCGGATTATCCTCGGCTCAAAGTGTTGGAGCTGTGTGAGCAGTTGATTGTCGAGGCGATGCCGGTACTGGATAAAATCCCGCGCTGTCATCGCTATCGGTACGGGGCACGGTTGGGGTCGGCGTTGTTCGCTCTGCCTGAGCTGGTAGTACAGGCAGCAAGCGCAAGAACCAAGACGAAGGTGTTTGCATTAACGGATCACCTTGAAGTGACCAATGCGCTGCTGCGTATTGGTGCGGAGCGCAAATTGATTAGCCCGCGATTTGTGGGTCATATCATGAGCGCGCCCAGCGAAGCCGCGCCGCGAGGCGGATTATTGAGGCAAGTTGGCGCGATGGCAGCATCGTGGCGCAAGTCTGTAAAAGAGCATTAATGCAACAAGGGATAAGGCGGGTTTCGACGCGCGGCCAGGTGAATCACGCTGCTTGGCGCTACGCCATCGCGGGTGGCAATTGGAATGACGGCGTGCACGCAGGCGCTCGCAGTCTCAATACGAATGCCAATGCTTGGAATGCCAATGGCAATATCGGCGTGCGCGGTGTCAGTGATGCAATAACAGCAGAGCAATATTCAGATGTGCGGGCGGAATCCCGTGCACCCTGCATCCCTTATGGATCAGCCGCTTCATCCCAGCTAAGCAACCGCTTGGCTGAATATCAAAAAACGCCATGCAGTCGTGACACAAAGCCGCTGCATGGCAACCTACACTGATGAGTAAAAAATACGATCACCTGATTGAGAAAATTACCGACTGGGATAACCTGCTACTGGCCTATCAAAAGGCGCGTAGCGGAAAGCGCGACCGCGCTGAAGTGCAGGTTTTCGCCTCTGATCTTTGGTTGCATCTGGGAAATATCCAGCACCATCTACTGGGCGGCACGTATCGCATGGGAGGGTATCGCCACTTTGTCGTATTTGAACCGAAGCGCCGTGAAATATTGGCGGCACCGTTTTCTGATCGAGTGGTGCAGCACGCCATTCTCAATATAGTGCAGCCGATCTGGGATGCCTGCATGATCGAAGATACTTACGCCTGCCGTCCCGGCAAGGGGACACACATCGGTGTGGATAGGTTGCAGCAATGGCTGCGTGATATGTCAGCCCATAAGCCACTGGCCGATGTATGGATCGCCAAAACAGACTTCAGCAAATACTTCCAGCGCATCCAGCATGCCGACCTGAAAATGATCTGCCGCCGCAAGATCGCCTGCGCACCAACCCTACATCTACTGGATACCATTATCGACAGCACTCCGGGCGGCGTTGGTATTCCGGTGGGTAATCTGACCAGCCAATGGCTGGCCAACCTGCTCGGAAACGAGATCGACCAATGGATCAAGCGCGAGCTGCGTGTGAAGCGCTACCTGCGCTATATGGACGATATGGTAGCGATCTTCGCCAGTCAGTCTGATGCCGAGTTGTTTGTGAAACAGGTTGAAGTGCGTGCAGCGCAGTACGGGCTGACGTTTTCAAAATGGAGCGTGCATCGCGCAACACAGGGAGTCAACGCCCTCGGCTACCGGATATGGCCAACTCACAAGCTGTTACGCCGCAGGGCAATAGTGATGTTCAGGCGCGACATGCGCCGGTTGATACGCGGCAAGCAAGATGGCTGGGCAAGCGCCGACCAGATCACCGCCAGAGTTAAAGCGTTCGTAGCCCACGCTAAGCATGGAGATACGTGGAGACTGCGCAAAAAGTTGTTTTCGGATATTTTAATAAACCATTAACCAGCAAGACGGACTGACTTCTTAGTTTGGTGAAATTATACGGAAAAAATGTTGACCAAAAACAGACCAAACCACGTTAATTAGCGACTATTTTTGGTATTTCAGATATTTGCAATGATATGCAAATCAAATACTTACTGGCGGAGGGGGGGGGATTCGAACCCCCGTTAGGCTATAAACCTAAACACGCTTTCCAGGCGTGCGACTTAAACCGCTCATCCACCCC